ACGGGAATCTTAATAAAGGAATCTCAACTGTATTAGCTATTAAGTTATAACTAAATACCTCATACATTTTCCCCTCATACCATGCCTTAAATTTCACTTCTCTTTTCATAATTTTTGTTGTTTCGCCATTTCAATTAGAGCACTAAGCTCCATGTCAAAATTGTTCTTGTACAGCAAGTTCTTTTCCGAATTTTTGAATTTTAGTTATCATATTAAATAGGTTTATCCCATGTTTTTCTTGGCCCTCTTTCAGGTATGCCATCCTTTGGAATAGCTTTTACATCAACTACTTCTACTCCATCTAAAACAACACTTGCAAAGTCAGTTTTCTTATCACTCCCAGGCTCTTGGGATGATGTTAGGGCGATTTCTTCGGTTGGTTCATTGATACTTACATCTGAAGAAGTCTTACTTTCCTGAAGCCTCTTAATTAATTCTTCACCTTTACTAGGTTTTCGTATTTCTTCAAGAACTTTTTCTGGGGTTGTATCTTCAGGGACCGGATGTTTCCCCTCATCTTTGCCGGTCCCTATGCTTTTTTTGAGGTTGGAATTTTAGTTGGATCGTTTCCTATAAATTTTCCCTTCTGAAAAACATTATGATCGTCATCCACAAATTCTTTTAGGAAATGCCATCCTTGAACTTTATTGACTGGCTTAATAACTTGAACAACTTCTGGTTCCGGTTCTGGTTCTGGTTCTTTTTGAAGAGGAATTGAAATAGGCTCTTGTATCACACCTGATTGTGTTTCGAGTTTAACAGGAATATCATTTGCTTTATCGTATTTATCATATTGTTGTTTTAAATCTTCAACAGGAGGAGATAATGATGCAGCTTCTTCATCTAATTGATCTCTTTCTCTGATTCTTTTTTCAACTTCATTTTCGATAATGGCTTCCATTCTTTCTGAATTTATTTCTCCTGTTTCTGTAGACTGTACAGGAGAATCCTCAGTCATCAATTTAATATTTTGTGCCACTAAAGCTGTCATACCAAGAGCAACAATAGGAAGTAACGCGCCTGCAATCCAAGATATAATTACTTGATACATTTCCGCATTCTCAGCCTGCACCCCTATAAGAATAGATTTCTGCCAATACATCCAATCATTGCTTCCAGACGTGGCCATATATTTAAACGAAGCGTAAACGTTTGCCGTAACCTGCAATGCCGTTAATAGAAACATTAAAGCCCAAGGAAGAAATTTATCTTTATTTTTGGTCATTAATATCGAAAACAATACTGATGCTTGGCCAATTTCATATGTTATACCAAGAAGTATTGCAAGACTCATTGTGTTTGCCAAATTAAAGAATGTAATTGAGTGTAAGGTCGATACAAATCCTACAAACAAATACAAAAAGGCAAAGGTTATGATTAACCCCCAATAAAGTCCTTTATTCGTAATTTTTAAATTTCCTAATTTCATACTTTTTCATAATATTTTGTTACGTCGAATACCGACTGCATAAAAGCACTAATATCACCGACACATATCTTTTCCGAAATTCGTTGACATGGAAGTTTAGAAATTTCATCACAAAAATCATAAATTTCTCCAGGAGTATGTTCTTCTTTTACAAACTCCTGTATTTTCTCTCTAACATATGGCTCCATTTCTCTGTCTGATGAATTTAAAAATTCTTTCAAAACAGTGAAAAATGTATTTGCCAATTCTTCGTTAAATGGTTTCATTATTTTTTGTTATTAGTGTCTTTTACTTCTTCTGCCCCTTTAACTACTACAGTTGTTGTTGTATTGGCTCTAATTTTTTCTACAGCACTTTGAACTGCTCTTGCTTTATCTTCAGAAGAAGCAGCTCTGTCATTAGCCAATTTCAATTCAAAATTTAATTTCTTAATACTATCCTGTGATAATTCATAGTAAGTGTTAAATTTTGTATTTAACGAATCTATAGTGTGGATGTATTGTTTGTCAGTAATATTCAATTTCATATTACGACTACAACTTTGTGCGGATTTAAATACAAATAATACTAAAAGTATTAATGCAATCCATTTAAGATTTTTATTAAACCACTTTTCCATTATGCTTTTTAAACTATATATTATTCTTTAGGGACATCATCCACGCCTGGATCGAAGACTTCCATTACAGACTCTTCATTAATCTCTGGTTCTTGTTCAGGCTCCATTTCAAGATAAAATCCTTGTGCCATTGCACCCCATCTCTGTTGTAAAAACTCAACATTTTTTAAATTATCTCTTGCATCTTGAACTGTTTGTCCAAAAAGATTAAAACATTTGAAATAAATCTCATGTTCTGATTCAAAATCTAATGCTGACTGAAGACCAATTCCGCCAGGATTTGATAGAATATAGAATGTAAATTCAGCTGCTTGATACCCAAGCTCTAAACCTTTGCCTTTTTTCCCTTTAAATAAAGTATTAGCGGCATCAATTTCTTCAGCTAATTTAATAACCCCCATCCATGCATTTTCTTTCCACATGCATCTGTGCATTATGAAATGCTTTAAATAATCACATATTTCCTGTCCTTCTTCTGGAGTTCCTATTTTATAAATAGTTTCTTTCCATTCTTTAGCTGCATTTTCATAATCAAGTTTTGCTTGAGCAACCTCTTCTTCAGAAGGTTTATTTATTGATGGGTCGCCAACAATTTCATTAAGTTTCTCAGTAAGTTCCTGAGTGTTGTTAATTTCTAGTTCTGCCATTTTTTACGTATTATTTGAATTATAATTAAAATCTAAATTGCTATCTATAGTTGCATTCTGCGCATAATAATGATGTGTTTCTGTTTCTTTTGATCTTCCTCTTTCTTTTAAGGAATATCTATTGTTACCAGTTTCAATCAATCCTCTGACTATTAAAACTTCTTCTTGACCATCTGTAACAAGAGAAGTTCTCCAAAAGGGTTGATTTGTCGATGGATCTTTATAAATGTAAATTTGTCGTATTCCTTTGTGCGATTTTAATAATCTTATAAAGTTTTCTATCGGATAAACACAAACTGATTGTGGCTTGCTGATCAATTGATTTTTCTTAATACAAAATGTCATGAAAACTGGTTGATCAATATACTGTACATTATACCCTTTTAATGCTTCATCAAGCCCTCTCATCAAATAAAAAACCTTGGTTATTTTTTATATGCCAAGCTTTAACAATAGTTTTAAATGCTTCTTTATGCTCTTCAAGTTCATCTCCTTGACATACAATTTCTTGTATTAATGCGGATTTTGTATGAACTGCTAAAATAGATGCCTTTGCAATTTTAACTTGTTTTTCAGCAAACATTTCTTCAGCAGCAATGGCATAAGCGCCAAGCTGATGTTTATAAATCTGTTCTTTAACAGATCCTTTGACAATAAATTTACTAGTAGTTTTAAAATCGGTGATTACGCGGCCAATACCATTTTCATTGAAGAAAACATCTGTTTTGCCACGATAAAATAAAGATGGAGAATAAAGGACGAGTTCGGTTCCTATAAGATCAGTATATGAGTTGGCATAGTCCGAATAATAGAAATTCAAAAATAATTCTCGTCCTTTATCTATTTTCTCCATCGGCACACCTTCCTGTTCCAACAACATTGGTGAAACCTGTTGAGTGTGTTGAAGAGCCATAGAGGGATCTTTACTCTTCGCTAATTCTTTTACAAAATTTTCAATGAATGAATGCATCGCTGTTCCACGATGCCAAGCGGCTTCCGTTATTTGCTTTGCTTTTTCTTCTCCTACTTCTTCAATAAACTTTAAATACTCAGGATCAACAATCATATCACCTAAAACAGTTGTGACTCCTGGTACTTTGAGCGGATAATAGGCTGTTGGGTTTCCATAATAATCCTTTAACCACTTTATTTTCTTTGGGTTAAAATTGTTTATAGTTAATTGGCTCAAGGGTCTCTAAATTTTGTAATATATATTTATATAATAAATTAATAAAAAGTTTTATGTATCATATTGTTTATATGACAACTAATCTAATTAACGGTAAACGATATATAGGAGACCATTCAACAAATAATTTAAATGATAATTATTTAGGGAGCGGATTAGCGATAAATAATGCTATTAAAAAATATGGTTCAAAAAATTTTTGTAAACAAGTTCTTGAAGAGTTTAATACAAAACAAGAAGCTTTTAATGCTCAAGAAAGATACATTAAAGAATTTGATACATTAGAACCAAACGGATATAATATTAGTCCAAAGGGAGGCCATCAAATATCAAATGGTATTTCTGATGAAACAAAGAAAAAAATTAGTCGTACATTATCTGGGCGCTCATTATCTGAAGAACATATAAAAAATATGATAATTAGCCGAATAGGAAGAAAACTTTCTAATAAGACAAAGAAAAAATTAAAAAATTCTTTAAACGGACATATAGTTTCAAAAGAAACAAGAGACAAAATTAGTAACTCACATAAAGGTAAAAAACTTTCTGAGGAAACAAAAATTAAAATAGGATTAGGCGTTAAAAAACATTTTTAATCCATTCTACTACTGTACTAATTATAGGAAATTTTATTAATGCCCATGTCAATAATCCTATAATAACTGTTCTTGAAACTACCCATTTTAATGATAGTCTTTTAAATGCGAATCTGTAGACAATACCATAAGCTAAAGTTGGCTCATTATTTTCATCATAGAATTGATTGAATTCTGGAACAATGTATTCCGCAAATTGTAAATCCTCATCAATATAACGATGAATAGGCCCAAGAGTTTCAACTACTCTTAATCGTTTGATACTGTCAGGCAATGCTCTATCTTCCTCTGGTAATCTTATAGGAAAATAAACTGTATAAAAAAAGTTATGTCGCATGTCATACTTGTTATAAGTAGATTGAGGATCAGCCTTTTCTCTATCTATAACTTTGATCCATGCGGCATAATTTTGGAAGTCTTTTATGACCATCCAAACCGCCCATTTTTTTGGATTGAACGGATGTATTTTACTCATTTTCTTCGTGATAAGCTTCAATAAGTTCAGGATATTTTTTAGTAAGACTATCAGCTACATCTTGTCGTGCTTTTCTTAGTCTTGTTTTAACTGTGTTTAAATTCCAATTTAAACTATCAGCTATATCCTGTAACTGTTTTTTGTTTACTTCCCTTTCAAACATTACTGTTTTATAAGGTTCTTCTAATAAATCAATCTCTTTAAGAGTTAATTCGTAAAGATGTTGTGTTAATTCTTCACCTGTAGGTCCGATACATTCAAGATCCATATAAAAAGGATTTGAATAAAGTTTTAAAACTTTTGACTGGTTTTCTGATAATTGTTCGTGTGAAAGATTTCTTCTGTTAAGGCGTAATTGTCCAAGTGCTTCATTCTTTGCAATTGCATAAACCCATGTAGAAAAACTCCATTTAGTATCATACTGGTTTATTTTTTCCCAAATGCTAACAAATGTAGCAGAGACAATTTCTTGACATAAATCTTTATCTCCATTAACATATTTACCAACAAACAAAGACAATCCTGGTTTTAGACGTTCAATTAATTCTTTAAAGGCGTATTGATTTTTATCCTCTAAGAAATTAACTGCTAATACTTGAATCGACTTCTCTTTTTCTTTTCTATGCATACACCAATATTATTTTCCAAAAAATAGAAATCACGTAATAGAACTAAATAGTTGAGAAATTAATCCTCAACTATTTGTTCTACGTAAGAGTTAACGTTAGTAAGGATTCCTGCTACTTGAACGTATGGGAAATTTCCAAGAACGTTAATAACCTGAGTTAATGTATTATGGTCCATGACCTCAACATTAATTGCATTGATAATTCCAGCGATCTGGTTGAAAGGATGTTGTCCGATCGATTTTAAAACGGCATCCTTAAATTCAGGCTTGACTCTATATGTTGGAACATATGGTTTGGTTTCGACTTGCTGAGTTGCGTCAACCTGAGGTTTCTGTGCTTCTGCCATAAAATTTAATTTTAGATTTTACAATTAGTTTATTTATATATATCTTGACTTTCAAGAATTTTCCCGGGATATGCTAATTTAACATCCGTACTGCTGTTAATATTTTTTAAAAAAGTTAAGTCTCTGTTAAAATGTAACCTTCCTTTTGAAGCATCTCAATACGATGTTCAATTTCATTTTGTAGGATAAGAACGTGGTTTGTAACAGAACCTGTTTTTGCTTTGTAAGTAATGATCGTTGTTAGCCACTCGCTAGGAAAATCATCTGTCATAAATTCTATGACCAAAGGTGACCTTGGTTTTGTAAGCTTATGTAATTTTTTATAATTTTTAAAATTCTCTATGTTATCGTCTTTCATTATAATGATTTATTAAAAAGCACATAATCAAAATATCTTTTGTATGAGTTAAATAACTCATCAGGAGGTAAAACCATATAGTTAAGGTTCTTTTCATCTCCAAATTCATGAGCACATTTAATTACTAAACAATTAACAGAACCACTCATGAATTTTAGATAATTATTTCGTACTTTCTTTTGCAATTCAAGATCTTCTTCATGAATATCTGTTTTTCCTTGTAAATAATTTCGGTCGTCTCCTTCTCTCTTTACCTTTAATCTTTCTTCAGCAACTTGATTAGGAACATCAAAGAAAATATTTAAATCGGGATAAGGAAGATTTAAAAATTGAAATTCAAATTCAAAAATCCATTCCTTCATGCGAGTTATATCCTCTTCATTATCAAATTTAGCACATTGATATGCGATGTTAGAGTATACATATCGATCTAAAAGAACCACATCATTTTCTTCTAACGCCTTTTCTAATTCTGGTAAAAATCTAAAACGATCCATCGCATAG